TGGAACGTAGAATTCTTCGGTGCCCAAAGTGCTTGATTCCTATAAAGTTTTACGTTTTCGGTCCTTTCGGATACGCGGCGCTGTTCTTCAGCGGCCCGTGCGCGGCGACCGCGGCTTTATTGATGCCGGCCGCAACCCCGAGCGACTTCTGCGCACCGATACCGGCGCTGCGCGCGCCGTACTGCCCAGCGTTCAACGCTCGCGACAATTGGTTCTGGTTGCTGCCAGTGATCGGTAGCCCTGAGCTTTTGCCTTTGAAAAATGCAGTGCCCATCAGCCGCCCCACGTGTTGGTTGTCTGTGCATTCTGCGCCGCGCGCCCTGCCGCTTGCACGTAGGGGTTAGCTGTGTTCACGGGATTGGTATTTCCGGGCGCACCGCCGCCGGTAACCTTTTGCCCAATCTGCCCTATGGCGCCCCCGCCGCTTAGCGCGCCCACACCGGGGTCATTGTTAACCATGTTGTTTATACTGCCGACCCATCCGCCGATAGGTGCATGCCCGAGTCCTGCAGCGTTACTGCCCACGTTGGGCGCGTTTGTCGCCCCTACGGTTGCGCCAGGGCCGCCAGCGCTATAGCCGCCGTTGGCGCCTGCGAGAGTAGCATTCACGCCGGTATATGGCCCAGTGTTGGGTCCGACTTGAACACCAAGCGTATCCTGGTACTTGTGCGAGCCGGGTAGATCCAGGTCTTGGAACAGTGGATTACTCGCAAGTTTCGAGAAAAATGTACCTGAGCCCACGGCTATCCTCCCCTAGTTGGCGGCGTGGAATTGCCGCCGCCGCTGTACGCCGAAGCGCTGTAGTTTGTACCGAACGGATTCTGCTGCGCCTGCCGGTTTGCCGCCGCTGTCGCTTCGCTGTTGACTATGCCCGAAGTCCCCGCAAACAGGTTTTGAATCGCGTTCGCGTTGCCGTAATTCTGCGCAGCACCCAGCGAGGCGTTCTGTGCAAGGGAGGTTGACGACGGGATTGCGCCCGTAAAATTGCCCTGTTGCGCCAAGCCGATCAACTGATTCTTGGCGTTGATGTCCGATTGCTCTAAGGCTGAGGTGCCGGAGGTCGCGGCTTGGGACGCTTGCAACAGCGCATTGGTGTAGTCCTTCTGCAATTGGGTGTTGGAGTCCGTCGCCGCCGAGCCGCCCGTCAACCCGCTTCGGGCGTTCGCAAATTTCAAATTGCGTGCGTTGACCGCCTCTTGGTTGTTGACGTTAGTATCGTAGTAATTTTGCAGCTGCGTACCATACTGCTGATACTCCTGCTGGCGCTGCGGGCTTGAGTACGCGCTGTTGATCTGATTGACAGAATTTTGGATCGCCTGTTGCTGCTGAGCATTCGCCGCATTGGCCGCATTGGCAGCGCTATTTCCGGTACCCATTAGTGCTTAACCCTCGAGAATATGACGGCGTCTGCGCCATCGGCGCAGTATCTCCAGAGTGTGGCCTCGCGAGTATAGCCCATGACTCCGTACCAAGTCTCGATTTGAGGTCGAGCAGCCAGCCGGTTGGCCGGGCAAATGCACTCAATCCGGTGCGCCTGGCCGCTTAAGAACATGGCATTCATAGCGCGCCGGCAGATGCGGGTGACGTGGAACCAATGCTTTGCCCAAGCGTCAGGGGTCGTAAGCATAAAGTCCCGGTACACGCCCGGCCGCTTGGGCACAAAGCCGCCGATCACGATCGGCTCATCGTCCGCCTTGATCACCCACTTAGGGCCAGGCACTGTAAAGTTCCCGATGGCTGCGCCGTCGATATCGTACTTCTGCCCGGTCAACGCCTCTAGTTGCTCGCGCTCATCCTGCGGCATGTTGATACACACCTTGATGAAATCGAGCAACAACGGGTCGGTGTAAGTCTGAATCATCCAGTTCCCCCGCCGCCCGATTGGTCCGACAGATAGAAATTTGTCGCGTCCCATGTCCAGTTATTGGCCGTCGTGACGCTGCCGGGGAACGTCAGAATAGGCGAGAAGCTAGGCGAATTGATCGGCAGCGGTATCGGCTGCCCCGGCACGGTGTCTGCCAAACTGACGGTATACGGCACCGTCACCCCGGTTGAAACGGAAAAACCGGCATTGTCGTTGAATGTCGTAGGATCTTGCTGATTGTAGGCAATTTGCACATTGCAAAGGCCGGTGCCGACAAGGTCCAGGCCGATCAGCATTTTGTTTATACCAAGATTGCCCATGTCCATGTACGGCCACTGTATGACGCTGCTGAACGTTGTGTTGGTGCCAGAGCCGCCTATGGGCGGAACGGCATCATCCAGGCCGATCGTCGTTGCGCTCAATTGCCACACAAGGCTACCCGTGGTGCGCAGGTACAAAGACCCGGAGTTCAACGTCGCATCTGTGACTGCTTGCGGGAAAAGGTACCGACTCCATGACTTCGTGCCTGCGGTGCCGTTGATAGTCAGGATGAACGCTTGATTGCCGAAGAACAACCAGTATTGTCCGCGGGCCGGGTAGTAGGTCGAAAGCGGCCCACTTATGCCGGTGTAGAGCCCTGATTGACTTTGCGCGACGATGAGGGGATCGACCGGTTGGCCTGTATTTCCAACAGCCATGTTGGCAGTGGGACCGACCGTTCCAAGATTCCTAACTCCGACTTCGGTAAGAAATAGAAGATCATTCGCGACACTCTGAGCAGCTTGCGGCCAAGTAGAACCAATAGGTTGCGCATCGAGTAGCGCCATATTCGCGGGGTCCGGGTCGATCTGCCACATCTGATACCCGCCAGCATTAAACACCATGAGATTTGAGCGGTATATCGCCAAAACCTGGACCGGATTGTCGCCATAATTGTTTAGCCCTGTGGGCAAGTACCCCGCGTTATTCGTGCTCGACCAATCAATCGGGTTGACCGCGGCCGAGTAGTTCACGATGTCATTGTCTTCCGCGAACACGTGTGAAGCGCCGAGCGCAACGCCGATGGTCTGCGGGTTATTGGTATCCATCACATGCCGGTCAACCGTCTCCCAGGACATGCTGGTAAACGTCGTGATGTACCCGTTCTGGTTCGAGAACGTGCTGAAATCGTGGACGAAGGTGCCTATTGCCGTGGGGAACGCGGGCGTTGAGAATCCCGACTGCATCAGCGGGATCGCCTGCCACGTGATGATGGACGTACCAACAGCCTGCCAGGTAACAGTGTTGTCAATGACTTCGGCCCCAAGCGTTGTGGGCCATGTCGGCTGCGTCGCTGCGGAAACGCCGGAGAGCGCTTGCACCGCCTCGAATAGAAAGTTAGTGACTGGTGCAGGCGTTGCCAAGTTCCATTGGACTAGATCCGCATACCCGGCATTGCGGCCACCTGTGCCGGAGCCTGCGCGGATGGCGACGCGAGCGTGCGCGGCGCCAGTAGGCGCATTGCCTGTCACTGAGACTTGCCGGTACCCGCCGCCCTCCTGCGCGCCGCTCCGGGTGAAACTCAAGAGCGTGTCGGCCGAGTTGTACCAATTGATCTGTAGCCACAGCTCGAGGTTCGATCCGCTGTTGTTCGGGTTCAGATACGCCGTCGCCGTGACGCTCTGGCCGGCCGTCACGAGGCTATAGCTCGTCATCGTGGCGTATGAGCCGTCAGCGCCGAAACTGCCCGTAGAGGGGATTGTTATGTCTTCAGTACCCTGGTATGGCAGTGTCGCATCGTACGCCCAAAGGCATGTGCCGCCCGAATCGGTGAACGTCCAACCGCCTGCGCCGCTCCCGCCTTCAAAGTCGCCGTTCGGGATCGCGTTCAAGAACGCACCCTGTCCTGAGGTTGGGATGACTACGGAGCCCGGCGGGTAGGTCGTACCGGCCTTCCACGTCGTGACCTTGGTCGAGGCTAGGGTCAGCGTCGAAAGTGTGTTGGAGGTCGCAAAAACCCCTGAGTTTGCAATTGTAGCCGAATCACCATAGCGGTCGGTCAGGGTCGATCCGAGCGCGGCGGCGGTCGAGTAAACGCTGTTTCCTTGCGTTGTGCCCGCGTCCGTAGTGGACAGATCGAAGTCGCCAAACTCCTGCACAATGCCGCCGGCAATCGTCGGCCAAACCGGCTCCGCAGCACCTGTGTGCACGGGGTTGCCGGCCACGGCGATAGCCTGGTAGGCAAACCCTGTTGCGGTGTTCGGCTCAACGTACGAGCCTGACGTGATGGTCGTATTCGCGGTCCAGTTGGGTTGCGACGGGAAATCACGCACGCCTTGGTACGCCAGCCCATTGACGACGGGCGGCAGCACAATGCTCGCGCTCGTGTAGTCCGTGGTAGATGTC